CCCCTCAAAGACCCCAATGAGTGTCTGATGCAGGGACAAGCCTCAGCAGTAGTAAATGCAGTTTTCCGTGCGAAGACCTATAAACCCGCTTGTATAGTCAACGGCGAAGAACTCTGGGAAGCCCTGTCAACCGAACAGGAAGAAGCCCAAGGGTATCCGCTGCCGTGGGATATAGACCTCCAGAAGATGACTCTGGGACTCCGAAAAGGGGAACTGGTGCTTATCACTGCTGGCACTGGCACAGGTAAAACTACCTTTGTCAGACAGCTCGCACATCACTGCGGGGTCAACCTGGGCTTGAAAATCGGGATGCTGATGCTTGAAGAAAATGTCAAGAGGACTGCCAAAGGAATAATGTCTATCCACACAGGCAAACGCCTCGCTCTTAACCGACACCTCATTACTGAGGACGAATACAAAGATGCCTTTGATGCCACACTCGGCTCAGGGCATTTTATTTTTTATGAACACTTTGGGTCGCTGGAGTCAGACGACCTAATCAAAAACATTCGCTATATGGCAACCGCCGAACAATGCGACTTTATTATCCTTGACCATATCTCAATCGCTATCAGCGGTTTGGAAATCGACAATGAACGAAAGGCTACAGACGTACTAATGACGAAGCTCCGCAGTCTTGCAGAAGAAACAGGAGTCGGGATGTTAGTTGTGTCGCACCTTAAGCGTGTCGATGGGACACCAGCAGAAGAAGGAGGGGCAGTAAGCCTCAGTCATCTTCGGGGTTCCCAAGCACTCCCTCAGTTATCCGATGGTGTCTGGGCGTTAGAACGCAACCAGCAAGCGGATGACTCTGAGAAAAACTTGGTTCGTGTAAGGATTCTTAAAGGTCGCTTCACAGGCGAAACAGGAATTGCTGGCTATTTAGCCTATGACAAAGAAACAGATCGGCTTGTAGCCGCAGAAAAACCACACAAAAAGGACATCGACTTGGGTAACGATGATGATGTTCCTTTTTAATTTTAAGGAGGAACATACTTATGAAAAAAAATTACTCTTATCCAGTCTCTAGCATTGGTTTCACTATCTCGGAACTCCCCGGCGAAACAGCAGTCTACATTGAGTTCTCTGGCTGTCGTCAAAACTGCCCCGGCTGTCACTCGGACTATCTTATTGGTGACCAAGGGGATTCCTTGAACCTTGAGGATACTGTCTACAATGCCTATGCGCTTGCCCAAAAGTATCCTGATGATATCACTGCTATTGTCCTGATGGGCGGTACTGCAAACAATGGTATTACCGAGAAGTCCCTTGGTATCCTTATCAAAGCCTTAGCGAAGAAAACAGGCTTACCTATTGGTCTCTATTCAGGTCGTGATGAAGCCCCTGATAAATACCTTGATATAGAAGAAATCAAGTGGGTCAAGACAGGTTCCTATAAAGAAGACCTTGGTGGTCTTGAGGAACCTACTACGAACCAAAGATTCTATGTTAAAGAACACACGATTGTAACCGACCAATATGGCGTTTATTCCGGTCGTATCCCTCATTGGGTCGATATGACCAAACAGTTCCAAATACTGAAAGGAGAAGAAATTGCTCAACAACCTAACTCCGACTCAGATTCAGAGTAAATTAGATTTTATCAAGAATTACATTACTGCCGACACCGCTGCTGACGGATCTATTGTTGACCCTAACGCTAATGTCACCTCAAAGAACGTAGCAACAATGGAGGCAGAACTTTATAAGTACGAGAACATTCAGGTAAATAGGGCTATTGTCTGTGACAAGATAACGCAAATGTTTGGCGCAGACTTAGCCGCACAGTATCTTGAGGACATCCACTCTCATCTTATTTATGTCCATGATGAAACCTCACTGAAACCCTATTGTGCCTCTATCACTCTCTACCCGTTCCTATTCGATGGCTCTAAGGCTATCGGAGGAACCTCAAGCAGACCAAGGAACCTACAGAGCTTCTGTGGCTCCTTCGTCAACCTCATGTATCAAATTGCAGGAGGCTTTGCGGGGGCTGTAGCTACAGTCGAGTTCCTTATGTATTTTGACTATTTCGCTAAGAAGACCTACGGCAGAAACTACCTGACGACAAACAGTCGTGAGATTCAGCAGGAGTTACAGGGTGTAATCTACTCCATGAACCAACCTGCGGCTGCCCGAGGATTCCAAAGTATCTTCTGGAATATCTCAGTCTTTGATGAACACTACTTTACGTCCCTCTTTGATGAGTTTTACTTCCCTGATGGCACCAAGCCTGACTATGAGACACTTAAGCAGCTCCAAGAGTTCTTCATGGAGTGGTTCCGAAAAGAACGCCGTAAAGAGCTGCTTACTTTCCCGGTCATAACTGCTGCCTATCTGGTTGAAGAAGACACAGCAAAGGACAAGGACTTCCTCGACCTCTTAGCCGATCAAATGTCTAAAGGTCACAGCTTCTTTCACTATGAGTCTGACAGCGCAGATAGCCTTGCCTCCTGTTGTCGCCTCCGCAACGAGTTTGCAGACAATACGTTCAGCTATACTCTCGGTGCTGGTGGGGTTTCCACAGGTAGCGTACAGGTTATCACTATCAACTTTAATAGACTCAGACAGTCACACCTCGTCTTGCCTGATGTCGTTGAGCGTGTCCAGAAGTATCTTATGGCACACCGAAGTTACCATATGGATATGATAGAAGCTGGTATGCTTCCTGCTTACTCCGCAGGTTTCATCGACATTGACAAACAGTTTTGCACTATTGGTATCAATGGATGTCTTGAGAGCTTTGAGTATATCTGCAAACACACTGCTGTTGGTTTTTGGAAAGCCGAGAACTACACAGAGTATCTTAAGTATTGTTTGTCGACCATTCAGGACCTCAACAAGGAAGCATTGAAAACCTTTGGAACCCGCTTTAATACCGAGTTTGTCCCTGCTGAAAACCTTGGTGTCAAAAATGCTAAGTGGGATAAAGAAGATGGGTTATGGGTTCCTCGTGATTGCTATAACAGCTACTTCTACCCAGTAGAGGACACTAGCTGGAACATCCTTGACAAAATCAAAATTCACGGTAAGGAAGTCTCACAGTACCTTGATGGAGGAGCTGCTCTGCATCTCAATCTCCAGAGGGTTCCTACAAAAGCTGAGGCGTTAAACCTTATCCAGACCAACATAAGACACGGGGTTCCGTATTGGACTACCAATGTCCTTTGCACTGTCTGTAAACATTGCGGACATATAGACCCCAACTATCATACCGCTTGTCCTCAATGCTACTCGGCTGATATCGATTACGGCACAAGGGTCATCGGGTATCTCAAACTAATCTCCAGTTTTTCCAATGGAAGACAACAAGAAGCGGCTCTCAGAGCCTATCAAAACACAGGAGGTATTAAAATTGTTTCTGATTAAAATGTTTTTCGGTATGCAAAAATGGTGCTTAAAACAGCAAGTCAAAATGGCTAAAGCTTTGAGAGAAGCTAACACCAAAGCAATCGCTAAAATGCGTGAAGACATCTTAACCCTTGAAGATGAAAACGCAGAGCTGGGAAGAAAGTACCTGTAATCCTTGCTTTTCTTTGACATTGAGACTAATGGTCTCTTAGACACAGTGACAGAAGCTCACTGCATGGTCATAATTGATGAAGAAAATAATGTCACAGAATACCGCCCCTCGGAAGTCCATCAGGGAGCCAAACGGCTCCTTGAGGCAATCCGGGAGGGCGATTTTATTTGTGGTCATAATGTCATCAACTTCGACCTCCCTGCCTTAGAGAAACTCTATCCAGACATCAAGGTGCCTTATGCACTCCAAGGGAATGTCGTGGATACCCTTGTCTTGTCCCGCCTGATCTATGGCAACATCAAAGACAGTGACAATGGACTCTTACGAGCAGGTAGACTTCCCGGTAAACTCTATGGCTCTCATGGCTTAAAGGCTTGGGGCTTCCGCTTAGGGGAACTTAAAGGAACCTATGCAGAAGAAACCGCCGATGCTTGGGCGCACTTCTCTGAGGAGATGCTTACCTACTGCGTTCAGGACGTAGTGGTCACCAAGAAACTCTATGAGAAACTGATGAGTAAAAACTACCCAGAAGCCCCTATAATCCTTGAACACCAAGCTCAGTGGCTCATGGCAAAACAGGAACGCAATGGTTTTCCTTTTGATGTCTTTGCTGCCCAAGAGCTTGAAATAGAACTCAGAAGTCGCAGTGCTACTCTTGATGCTGTCTTAAGGCAGCAGGTACCACTAATTCCCGACAAAGTATTTATCCCGAAACGAGACAACAAAACAAAAGGCTACATCAAAGGTGTGCCTATTCAGAAGTATAAAGACTTCAACCCAAATAGTCGGCAGCAGATTGAGTGGCTTATCAAAAACCACTTCAAGTACATTCCTGATAACGAGGAACTCTTTGAAGAAGGTATAGACCGCCTCAAGATTGACGACATTACCTTTGGATACCTTAAGACAGACCCCGAAGCTCCTGAGGAACTCCGAAATATCGCAGGTGTCTTTGAAGAATACCTGATGATAACCAAACGTATCGGACAGCTCATTGATGGAAAGCACGGCTGGCTCAAGTGTGTCAAGGAAGATGGGCGTATCCACGGCTCTGTTAATCCCTGCGGTGCTGTTACTGGACGAGCTACCCACGCAGCTCCCAATGTAGCCCAAGTGCCAGCCGCAGGTAGTCCCTATGGTAAAGAGTGTCGCAGCTTATTTACTGTCCCGAAAGGATGGTATCAGGTAGGTGTCGATGCTTCTGGTTTGGAACTACGCTGTCTGGCTCACTTTATGTACCCTTACGACAACGGGGCTTATGCCCACGAGATACTCAATGGCGACATCCACACAGCCAACCAGAACGCTGCGGGTTTGCCCAAGCGTGACCAAGCGAAAACCTTTATCTACGCCTTTTTGTATGGTGCAGGTGACGGAAAGATTGGCAAGATTGTACATGGAACCGCTAAGGACGGTAAACGACTCAAAAGAGAGTTCCTGTCTAAGACACCAGCTATTGCTGACCTTAAGGCAGCCATTACGAACGCTCTGGTCGCTGAGGAATTTAGAGGCAGAGTTACCAAATGGAAACGCAGATATCTCAAAGGTCTTGATGGTCGTCCTCTGCACGTCCGGTCGCTACACTCAGCACTCAACCTGCTTCTACAATCAGCGGGTGCACTTATCTGCAAAAAGTGGATACTGCTGCTCGAAGAAAACCTTATCAACCTTGGGCTTGACCACGGAGCTGACTTTCAGTACATGGCTTGGGTTCACGATGAAGTGCAGGTAGCTTGTCGGACGAAAGAGATTGCTGAGACGGTTATTAAGGTCGCTCAGGAGTCTATGAGACAAACTCAAGAATTTTTTGGATTCAGAGTCCAACTGGATACCGAAGGAAAGGTTGGTAAGAATTGGGCAGACTGTCACTAATTTTGTCGTTGCTGGCAGCCTTTTACTTCCAAGAGGTTACCCTGACAGCCTATACTGCATCCGTTGAGGAATGTGGTAAGGCTGATGGGATAACCGCAAGTGGCACTAAGGCTACTCAAGGTCGTACAATAGCTGCCGACCATTTACCTTTTGGTACCCTCGTGGAAATTGATGGTCACCTTTATACTGTTGAAGACCGCTTTGGTGGCGGTTACACTAACAAAATTGATATTTACTTTAACGACTATGCAGATGCTATAAACTTTGGCAAACAGCAAAAAGTAGTTAAGGTCTACTACTAAGGAGGAAATTAATTATGCATACCATTGGTGAGAAGCTGGATAAGGTCGCCGACAAAGCAACTGACAAAGTTGTTAGAGTCGTACAGGAGGCAAAGAAATAATATGGCTAAGAAAAAGCAACCTGTAGAGATCAGTTGCCCTAAATGTAAACGTGGTCTGCTGACCCTCGGAAAACTTGTGGACTCCAGCAGCGTTACTATTCAGTGTCCTTGTGGATACACGTTGAAACCAAAGGATGTTAAGGGAGGTAAAGCCAAATGAAAGTAATTAATTTGTTTGGTGGTCCCGGTTCCGGTAAATCCACATCTCGTGCGGGTCTCTTTTATCTTATGAAAACAGCTAATATGAAGGTTGAAGAAGCTCCTGAGTGGATAAAACAAAAGGTTTATGAAGGAAACCGTTATCCCTTCACCGACCAGTTATATGTCTTTGCTAAACAGGCTCGTATCTTAAAGCAGTTAAAAGGGAAGGTTGATTATGCGGTCACTGACAGCCCTCTGCTGTTATCTTACATCTTTGCACAAGAGCGTAATGAGGCTTTTGACAAGGTGATAATTGACACCTTCAACGGTTTTGACAATATCAACATCTTCCTTAAACGTGTTAAGCCCTATCAGCAGTTTGGTCGTTACAGAGGCGAAGAAGCCGCTAGAGAAAAAGATAGGGAGATCAAACAGCTCCTACAGAACCTTAAGGTACCTTTTATTACCCTTGAAGCAGACAGCGATATTGCAGAGAAACTGTTTAATATCGTGAAGGAGGGAGGTAACCCAAATGAAAAACTCATCTTACACACCGAGGTACATATTAAGGCAACTTCTGTATTGACAGAAGAAGAAGTTGCTTGGTATCACGAACGATTTGGTAGTGCTGAGGGTTTCTGTAAGGTCTATGAGGTTGAGCTGGAAAAAGACCTCTTGAAACATATCGTTGATGATGAGACCACTATTGACACTACTGAGATTAAGGCTACAGTAGTATCTGAGGAGGAGGAAGTATGACACCATATTACAAGAATGTCTTAAAAGAAATTGCTAAGACAAATAACTTTACAATCCGCTCCGAAGAACGCCTTGACACCTTGTCTGATAAGTTTCTGCATCAGGTAACTAAATACGGTAAAATGTACTGCCCGTGCCAGAATGTCCGCAATGAATCCACTGTGTGTCCTTGTAGATATATGAGAGACTGTGGGTTCTGCAAGTGTGGTTTATTTATTAAAAAGGAGGATGAAAGCTGATGTGTCCAGTAAACCCTAGAGAAGCTGCAAAAATGCAACGACTGATCGCACAAATAAAATATGAAAATGAAAGAACCCGTCAAAGAGAGGCAGCTCAGGATGTTATTCAGGAGCTTCTTAAGGCTGTTGAATTAGAGCCTCCACAACCTTGTGAGCAAAAATTATACCTGTCTGAAAGGCAGTTTCAGTTTTATAAGAAAAACTCACCACACTTACTTGAGGGATACAATATTGTGATTGTCCCATTAATGGAGGTATCAAATGACAACCAAAAAGAAAACCTCTAAGACCTTCTTTGACTACCATCCGGACTTCCCTCGTGATAAGTCACACCTCGTACAGCTCTGTCTCCCTCGTGAAAAGATGAAAACCAAGAAGACACCTCAGTTTCCTTTGATGTACTCAGAGAAACTTGATGGTGTCTTTTGTTTTGCCTTGTGCGATCTCACCAGTGTTCACATCTTTAGTCGCACAGGTGAAGAATACTTGAGCCTTGAACACCTCAAGCCTGAGCTGTACGACATCTCTAAGACCCTTGGCACCAACATCATTATCTTTGAAGGATACGCCAAGGGTGTCCCCCAGCCTACTATCAGCGGTTGGTGTCGAGACACTAAAGCCCAGCACTACGAAGTTGGAGCCTATGTCCATGATGCCCTGAGCCTCGATGAGTTCTGGGGAACCTGTGAAGCTCGTCCCTATGAAGAACGAAGCCAAGAGCTAAACCGCATTGAGTTCTGGCAGAGCTACCACCATACCTTCCTTGTTCCTCAATACTTTGCTTACACTTGGTCAGAAATCGACAAAGCAGCAGAGCGTATCTGGAATGCAGGTGGTGAGGGATTGGTAGTTAGAGACCCTAGTGTCGGCTACCTCCCCGGTAAACGTAATGAAACCATGATGAAAGTTAAGAAGGATATTAGCTACGACCTGAAAGTCCTGAGTCTCCAAGAGGGAACCGGGAAATACACAGGGATGGTTGGCGCACTTGTCTGCCAGTTCAGAGGCGACAAAGAAGTTGTTGTCGGTACTGGTCTTACGGATGCCCAACGGAAACGCTGGTGGTCTGAGTTCTTCTATGATGAAATCGTAGGTAAAATAGTTCAAATTGATGCTATGTCTGAGAGTACCAAAGGAGTCCTAAGGGAACCAAGGTTCAAAGGCATACGCACTGACAAAACAGAAGGAGATTTTTAATGACGCTCAAAATTCTTTTTGATGCTGATATGACAGTATTCAGAGCTACCTCGTCTGTCGAGACACCTATTCAATGGGATGGTGACCTCTGGACTCTCCATGCGGATGCAGGGGAAGCCAAGGTGAAGGTAGACGACTCAGTGCTTACTCTAACGGAGAAGGTGTTGAAACACTACAAACATGAAGGTGAATATGAGATCGTTATGTGCTTCTCCGATGAAGACAACTTCCGGAAAAAGGTGCTGCCGGCTTACAAACTCAATAGAGCTGATAAACGCAAGCCTACTTGCTACTATGGCGTTAAACAGTGGGTCGAGGAAAATTATAACTGTTATCAGAGACCGGGCTTAGAAGCTGATGATTGTATTGGTATCCTTTCGACAATGAAGAACAGCAATGCAATTATTGTGTCGGGTGATAAGGATTTCAAAACGATTCCTGGTCGCTTCTACGATTTTCTGAGAAATGAGTTTTACGACATCACTCAGGAGGAAGCCGACTACTGGCACCTCTTTCAGACTCTTATAGGTGACACCACGGATAACTATAAGGGCTGTCCGGGCTGTGGAGCAGTCTCCGCTAAGAAACTTTTAGATCAGTCACCAACTTGGGAAACCGTTGTGGCTGCCTTTGAGAAGAAGGGGCTGACCGAAAGTGATGCACTGGTTCAGGCGAGAGTCGCTAGGATTCTAAGGGCTTCCGATTATGACTTTGCCGCAAAGAAGCCTATCCTCTGGTCGCCAAATTAATTGTCACACATATAACGAAAACACTATCGTCACAGATAAGTGAGGAGAGGAAGTGATTACATATTCGACCTCGAAGACTCTATGATTCCTATATTACCTAAAGGAGACCTAGAGTATCTCAAACAAGTCTTTAGTTTCTCTGAACTGATGAGGAAGCAACACGCTAACAATGATGAACATATTGGATATATGAAAGGCGTACAGGCGGTCTTAGAAGTTTGTGAGGCTTTAGCAAATCCACCGAGAACGGAGGACTATGACACCTAATGTGTTTTAAAGTCAAGTCACCAAGCGTTGCTAACACACAGGTAACAGCTTCTCAGCTCCTTCCTTCCACGGAAGCTACTGAGCCTGAAAGTCCTGTCTATGGTGGAGATGGCGATGCTTTCAACAAGAAGAAAGGCAGAGATGCCTTGAAAATCAAAATGAACTCCACCTCTACTGGCTACAATCCAGTAAATATGTAGAACAGGAGGTACCATGTGTAACAAACCAAAAATTAAAACAACTCCTGCCCCTGTTGCTGCCGCTCCTGTTGCTGCCCCTGAGACAACTACTGTCGCTGATGTCGATTCAGCCATCGAGTCTAAGAAAAAGAAGACTGGTAAACAGTCCCTCACTATTGGTATCAGCAATACCAGAGGAACCGGGTTGAACATCTAATGGCAATAGAGCTTGTCGAAAAAGCAAAAGAGCTTTATGATCGCCTTGAAAACGACCGTAAATCTTATATCACAAGGGCAGAAGAATGTGCAAAGCTCACAATTCCTTCTTTATTCCCGAAGGAAGCCGACAACAAAGATACCAAATATGAGACCCCTTATCAATCCGTAGGAGCCAGAGGGTTAAACAATTTAACTGCTAAGTTACTCTTGGCGTTATTCCCTCCTAATGCCCCCTTCTACAAATTGACACTGCGTGATGACCTTGCAGAATACTTTGAGGCTGATGCCAACGCTAAATATGAGATTGAGCAAAAGCTCGTTCAGATGGAGCAAATCATTCTCAACTGCATTGAGACATACCAGATAAGGGTAACCATCAATGAAGCTATCAAACAGCTTTTGGTCGCTGGTAATTGTTGTCTGTTCCTCCCTCCGAAAGAAGGAGGCATTAAGCTCTATCGCCTTAACTCCTATGTAATCCAAAGGGATGCCTTAGGAAACGTGATACAGCTTATAGCAACTGACAAACTAACTGTTGCTACGCTCCCGCAGGAAGTAAGGTCTCTCATTGATTCCAATAAGAAACCCGAAGAAGAAATAGTCGTATACACCCATGTTTACTACAGCAATGAAGATGACCGAATGTACTCCTACCAAGAAGTAGACGGCAAGCAGATACCGGGAACTGAAAATAACTATCCAAAAGATAAATGCCCGTGGATACCTCTGCGCCTTGTCAAGATCGATGGTGAGTCCTATGGTCGTGGTTATGTCGAAGAATACCTTGGTGACCTTAAGTCACTTGAGGGACTCCAAAAGGCAATCGTTGAATTAGCCGCTATCGCTGCAACTGTAATTAATCTCGTGAACCCCAATGGTATCACACAGGTTCGTAAAGTAACCGCAACGAAAAACGGTGGATTCGCACCGGGTCGCCTCGAAGATATCCAGACACTACAACTTCAAAAGTCCCAAGATATGCAGATAGCAAAACAGACAGCAGATGCCTTAGAAGCTCGGCTGTCTTATGTTTTTATGCTCAACTCTGCTGTACAGCGAAGTGGTGAACGTGTCACTGCTGAGGAAATCCGGTATGTCGCTGGGGAACTTGAGGATACCTTAGGTGGTATCTACTCTATCTTGTCGCAAGAACTACAGCTTCCACTGGTACGGAGACTGCTTGCCCAGCTTCAAGCTACAGGACAGCTCCCTCAGATTCCTGACAACATGATAGAGCCAGCAATCACTACAGGCATTGAAGCTCTTGGTCGTGGTCACGATCTAAGCAAAATGACAAGTTTCTTAACGACTGTTAGGGACATCCCTGAGGCTCAACAGCGTATCAAATGGGGTAACGCTATTATCTCTCTGGCTTCTGCTCACAACCTCGACACTACTGGTCTGGTTAAATCTGATGAGCAGATGCAAGAAGAAATGCAACAGCAAGCCATGATGCAAATGGCACAAGCAGCAACACCTAATGTCGCTAAAGGTCTCATAGAAGGACAAGAAGCGGCTCCTACTCAATAACAAGGAGGAACAAATGGAACCCACTGAAAATCAAGAAGTTGTCACAGAAACCGTGGCAACCGAAGAAGTTCCTGCCGTTACCGAACCCGACCTCTCACAAGTTGAAGTTGTGTCAAACGGTCAGGAAGTAGATTTAACATCATCGGAAGGTGAAAACTCGGACGATAAGGCTGCCGATAATGAAGAAAAGGTAGCAACTCCGAACCCTGATGATGTCGTACAGAAAGAAGTAAACGAAGCTAAAGCCACTACGGAACAGGTTAAGCAGCTTGTTACCGACAAAGGTTTAAACTTTGACGAGCTGCAAAGAACCTATGATGAAGCTGGTGCTTTGACTGAGGCACAGTACACTGAGCTGGAAGCAGCAGGTTATCCGAAAGCCGCTGTAGATGCCTGTATTGCTGGTCTCCAAGCGACCGCTGACAAATTCGTAGGAACCGTCAAGGAATATGCAGGTGGCACTGAGGGTTTTAATCGCATGGCAGCCTTTGTGAAATCCCAAGGGGAAGCACAGGTAGCCGCTTTTGATACCATTATGACCACCGCTGACCTGCCCACTATCAAGGAATACTTGAACGGTGTTAAGGCACAGATGGTAGCCAAGAACGGAACTGCAAATGGTTCTGTCTTAGGCAGCGCAACCTCTGGAGCAACTAAAAGTTTCTCTAATATTGCAGAAATGACTAAAGCAATGTCCGACCCTCGATATGGTCGAGATGCTAAGTATACTCAGTCTGTAGAAGCTCGTGTAGCTAATTCCGACATATTCTAAACGGCAGCCTTGTGGCTGTCTATTTTTATTCCCGAAAGGATGATTATTTAACTAATGGCAGATATTACTGTAGCCGCTCCCGGTCTAATCCAAGGTGGTAACGACCGCCTTGCCCTGTTCCTTAAAATGTTCGCTGGTGAATGTATCACCGCTTATGAACAAACCTCCGTAACTAAAGGTCGCCATATTGAACGTAATATTACCTCTGGTAAATCCGCACAGTTCCCTGTGTTTGGTCGTGCTGAGGCGGCTTTCCTAAAAGCTGGTGCTGATCTTGATGCCCTGCGTGTTAATATCCCGCACGCTGAGAAAATCATTGAGATTGATGGTCTGTTGACCTCTGATGCCTTGATTTTCGACCTTGATGATGCAATGGCACATTTTGATGTTCGTGCTGAATACTCCAAACAAATTGGTGAAGCCTTGGCTGTCGCTCGTGATGGTTCTGTTTTGGCTGAGATTGCTAAATTAGTAGTCGAAGATAAAGAAAACATCACTGGCTTAGGCAAAGGTGCGATTTTGAGTGCCTCTCTCCCTGCTGCATCCATCGGCGAAACCGAAGCAATGGGTAAAGCACTCTTTGACCAGCTTTTGAAAATCAAATCTGCTATGTCTGAAAACTATGTACCTGATGCTGAACGAACCGTCTATATCCGTCCGATGGCTCTGAATGCTCTGGTAGCTAATAAAGACATTATCAACAAACTGTATGGTGCTTCTGTAACCATTGAAAATGGTAAACCGCCGAAGTTGTTAGGATTCGACCTTGTTGAAACCCCGCATCTGACTAGAGGTGGCGCAGCTGTTAATGCAGGTGTTATCCAAGGTGCTGGTCATGTATTCCCGGCTGCCTACAAAGACTCCTGTATGTTCCTTGTAGCACATCGTTCCACTGTAGGTACTTTGACTTTGAAGAACTTGTCTCTGGAACACGCTCGCCGTGCTAATCTGCAAGCTGACCAAATCATTGCTAAATATGCAATGGGTCATGGCGGTTTGCGCCCGGAAGCTGCTTTCATGGGTGTTATTACCTCTGCATAATTTACCCATAGGGGAGTCTAATGGCTCCCCTATTTTTTCTAAAAGAAGAAAGGAGGCAAATCTCAAATGATTTCCCCCACTACTGAGCTTGATGCCGTCAATGAGATTATTGGTGCCATAGGCGAAGCCCCTGTGAACACCTTGGAAAACCTTATGAATGTTGACGTTATCAATGCACTCCGTATCCTCAGGGATAACAATAGAGCCTTTCAGTCCCGTGGCTGGTCTTTCAACAGCATCACTGAATACCCTTTGAACCCTGATGTTTACTCAAAGAAAATCAAATGGTTAGATGTATACCTAAAAATAGATGGTGAAGAAGGTACAAAGTATGTAAAGCAAGGCGACTACGTTTATGATCTAATCGCTAAGACCTCCACCTTTGAAAATCCTATTTCTATCAACGCTATTATTTTAGTTCCCTTTGAAGATATGCCGGAACCTGCTCGCAACTACATTGTCGCTAAAGCCTCCGCTGAATTTCAATCGAGATACCTTGGTGACGAATCGTTAACCCAAATTCTTAACAACAAAGTCCAAGAGACTTGGCAGTATCTACAGGAAGATGAACTCGACAAAAACGAATATAACTTACTTGACCATACTCATGTACAGGAGTTGTTGACCCGATGACAGCTTTATATTCTCAAACTATAAAAAACCTTGTAGCCGGTATCAGTCAACAGCCACAGGTTCTTAGGCATCCCGAGCAGCTCAACGAGCAAATCAATGGTTTCTCCACAGAAGCCGCTGGACTCCAAAAGAGACCTCCTACTCAGTATGTCGCTCCTTTAACGAAGGAAATCAATGTTGGCAATAAACCGCTTGTACACTTTATCAACCGAGACGATTATGAGAAGTACATTGTGACCTTTACAGGTAGTGATGTTATGGTCTTTGACCTCGATGGGAACCCCAAGGAAGTCCACTATGAAAGTGAAGATGCCAGACGGTATATCACTACTCAGACCCCTCGAAGTGACCTTAAGTGCCAGACTATAGCCGACTACACTTTTATCTCTAATATCTATGCAGTCCCAAGGATGGCTAATGAAGTAACAGAGGATGTCTGGGCTACTCAAGGTGCCTTAGTAAACATTAAGAGTGGTCAATATGGTAGGACATATCGTGTGGATATTAATGGTATAACCATAGCATCTTTTACAACCCCCGATGGTTCCGACAAGTCCCATACAGGGCAAATTGCGACTGACTACATTGCTTCCCAACTAGCGTCTCAAGCTCGTAATAATGGCTACGCAGTACAAACAGGTTCCTCTTGGCTGTACATTACAAAATCCTCAAGTGCCTTTGTCGAAAAGAAATACTGGAGAGAACCTTCAACAACCTATGAACAACAAGAGAAAATCTTTAAAAGCATGAGCAGAACCACTGCCGTTTACCACTCTAAACAAAACCAGTTAATAGTTTCAGGATATAAGCCCGGAACAGAAGATATTACGCTTACCGAACAAGCACTTGCTGAGATTAATAGGTGCTCAAGGGATTATTGGGAAATTTTACAACAAAATGAATACCATTGTTACCTTCGCAGACGAGGTTTTTGGGAGACCGTTGTTGAGCCAAACACTGCAACAGATATCAAAAGTGTTTCTGTATATGATGGCTACAACAACCAAGCAGCTTTTGGCGTCCTTAAGACTGTCCAGAAATTCTCTATGCTCCCCGTTTCTGCTCCTGCTGGTTTCACTGTCAAAGTAGCAGGAGAGTCCGGCAGCACTACGGACGACTACTATATCCGTTATGATGCCTCTGAGAACCTCTGGAAAGAATGTGTGCGCCCTGGTATCCCTAAGAGTTACGACCTCCAGACCATGCCTCATGTTTTGGTCAGACAAGCTGATGGCTCTTTCTTACTCAGACGTGCTGAGTGGGAAGAACGAAAAACAGGTGATGAAGACTCTAATCCTGAGCCGTCCTTCATTGGGTACCCTATTAAGGATATTGTCTACTTCCGGAACCGCTTATGCTTTATAGCAGGTGAGAATGTAATCTTATCTCAGTCCGCTGGGTTCTTTAACTTCTGGATGGTTTCAACAAAGGAAGTCCAAGACACAGATGCTATTGATTTAGCTATATCCGACAACAAGATTGCCACTTTGCACCATGCGGTTCCTTACGACGAGAACCTTGTCTTGATGAGTGATGATGCACAGTTCATCTTGAGGTGTGAGGGTGTATTGACACCTAAGACCGCAAACATCCCTCCTGCTGTAACCCGCTTCGGTAATTCACTAAAGGCTAAACCTGCGACTGCTGGTAGAAATTTATACTTCACCGCAGAACGCAGTCAGTATACTACAGTTCGTGAGTTCTTCACTGCTGCTGACAACACTGAGAGTAAGGATGCTCAAGACATTACCAGCCATGTATCTAACTACATTCCTAATGGTGTCTATAAAATCGTTACGTCTCCTGTTGAGAACCTTCTGCTCTTTTTGACAGAAGGAGCCAGCAACTGCATTTATGTCTATAAATATCTCTTTATTGACTCTGTGCGACAACAGGCAGCATGGTCTCACTGGGACTTTGGGGATGGCACTGTGTTCGGTGCGGACTTCTTTGGTGGTATCTTTTATGTCGTTATTGAAAGAGACGGAATATTGTTCCTTGAGAAAATGTCCTTCACCTACAATACTGCTGACTTTGAAGATGAACCTTATAGAATCTATTTAGATCGCAAGGTTCCTTATGTAATCCCAGAGGACTCCTATAGCCCTGTCACAGAGCGAACCTCTTTTAACATAAAGGATGTTTACGACTCCTCGGACTTAATACGGTTCGATGGGTTTGCCCTTGTGGATACCAAAGGAACCTATATGGAACTTGAAGTAGCCGCTGATGGCTCAGTTGCAATCGAAGGAGACTGGCGCAACAAGACAGTATTTATTGGTCAGAACTTTACCATGAAGGTAGGCTTCTCGACCCTTATGATTAGGCAGGAGACCCAAAGTGGTACTAAAGCCATAGATACTGGTCGTTTGCAGCTCCGCTCTTTCTGGGTAAACTTTTCAGACTCAGGGACTTTCTTGGTCTCTGTCGATATAAAAGATAGGAATAAATTTGAATATCTGCATACCTCCAGAACCTTAGGGAACCGTAATAGTACCTTAGGTTCTTTAGTTTTTTCTACAGACCAATTCAAGGTTCCTATCCAATCCCTAAACACAAACTGCGATATAACGATCACCTCTACCAACCCTAATCCGGTCGCCTTAATCGGGGCTGGCTGGGAAGGAAGTTATTACAGGAGGAGTAAGCCTATATGAAATTACATACAGAAAAAACCACTCTTAAACAGATGCAGGACTTTCTGGAACACGCTCGCCCATTGGATATCCAAGAAGCTGAAATGGATGGCATTAAGTTTACCGACCTGCCCCTCTCTGATTTTGAGGACTGTAAGAGCATTGTAGACGAAGAAGGTAATGTCTTTGCTATTGGTGGTGTTGTCGAAGAAGACACCGATATAGGTGCTGTCTGGATGCTCTGTACTGAACGTGTGGAGCAGCACAAGATAATGTTCCTTAGGTTCACCAAAAGACTCCTTGAAGACTACCTAAAGCGTTACGCTGTCCTTGGTAACCGTGCATGGTTGGGTAATCAGCTCCACATTGATTGGCTGACTTGGATGGGTGCTAAATGGGATAACTGTGAGGGAGAGTTCCGTTGGTTTGGTTTTGTTAGAAAGGAGACACCTGAATAATGTGTTCGTTACCCTCTGCATTGGATGTTGGCTTGCAAGCTGCAGGTAACTATATGGGTCAAAGGGCTACCGCTAAGGCAGCTCAGGCTCAGATGAACCAGCAAGCACAAGCCGCTTTCACCCAAATGAATTACGCCTTTCAGGACTACGAGATAGAACGTGTGGATGCTTTTGATGCTGCTGTTGCAGAACTCGACAAAGTTTCTCACAATGCTATGCGTGTCAACTCTGGCGTCGAAGCCGCAGTAAATGAGACCATGTCTGGTCGTACCGCTAAAATGCTCGTTAGGAACGTTGAAGGTGATACTGCCCGGACTAAAGCATCTATCAAAGATAATTTTGCTCGTAAGTCTAATGAAATTGATTTAAACAAAGAGCGCAGCTTGCTCTCTACAAAAGATTATATAAACAACCTAAATGCTTCTGCTCCTAAAATGCCGTCCCGTTTCAGTAATGCTATAAGCACTGCTGGGATAGTTTTAAATTCCTATACTAAAACCCAGAATCAACGTCAATCCGTGAAGAACACTGGAGCTAAGTATAACTGGATAACTAATGGAGCCAAATAAATATAAGGAGGTAATCAACTAATGTCAAACCCCGTAAGTGCCGCAATAGGCACTCAAAGGCAGTTTGCAATACAACCTAAGAGTGTCTATCAGCAAAACTTAAAGGCTCTTTCGGTTGGTAACGGAATTAGCCAGAGGACAGACTTGGATGCTGCCTTACTTTCTAAATCCTTAGGTATCCTTGGTGGTGCTATTTATGACGAGTCGATCGCCGCTGATAAACGAGAGCGTGAACAATTCACAGCTCTTGAAGCTGAAAAACTGATAGCCGGAAAGACTCCTGAAGACCTTGCTAAGTTTGACCGCATACAAGCCCTCCAGCACAGCGACAAAGGTTACGACCTCACCGACAACCCTTATGCAATGGCTACTCTTGACCAGTCAATAGGTCAGGTGGCAGCCGCCTCTGCAAAGGAACGGTGGGCTTCTGAGAACCCCGGCACTCCTAAGAGTATCAATGAGGCTATCCAGTCTTATGATGGTATGCTTCAAGAGACCTATGGTTCCTTTAAAGAAAGTGTCAGAAATGGTGTCGCCTTTGATAAAGGCTTTTACGATGGCTACCAAAGGGATGTCCTACAGGTAGCCCATGAAGCCCATCAGCGTATCAATAATGAAGCCAGAGCTAAAGGTCAGAGAACCTGCAATGTTAAACTTCAAGGGTTAGTAGCTGGAGCCGACACAATGGATACAGAGGCTTTTGTGCAGTCCTTTGGAGAAATCACTAGGGAACTCCAAGGATATGTTAAGAACTCTGATGAAGCCTTAAAGATAATCCAAGGAAACCTTGAGGTGCTTGCTGAAAATGGAACCAGCACTGAGAAGCTGAACGCTATCAAAAATACGCCTTATTATGGTTCCGACCGAAAAATAGGTGATGAACTCTCCTTCTTCAAGTATTACAAGAAGGTCTCTGAGAACGTCAACTATAAAGTGGCTGATGATGTCTACGAAGCCTGCCGTAACGCTGATGGTACTGTCAACTGGGAAAAAGCAGAGGAACGCCTTAAGGCTCTCCCGGCTACTGCTTTGAGCCGTGGTATTCCTCAGGTCTACCTTCCGCAATACTCAGGTGGCCTCGATGGTCTTAAACCCGCTTTCAAGGCGATCCTTCCGTCTGTTGGTGGTATATTGTCGCAGCTTGGCTACGGTGATGTCGCTGAATACACCAGTGGATACCGTGACCCTGCACGCAACGCCGCTGCCAATGGCTCTCCAACAAGCTACCACTTAGCTGGGGATGCAGTCGATGTACACCTTGGCAACTTAACTAAGGAAGAACAGGAAACCGTAAAAGCTAACTTCAAGCCATACTTCTCTGAGATACTCTACCATGATGCTGGTAGTGGTCTCCACCTGCACCTTGGGGGTTACCGAGGAGGTCTTGATGACCGTGCAGATGACACAGAAGTTACCGCTTCTGCCTACTCTCCCGATCGCCTCGACAAAATCAGAAGTCGCCTGAGAGCGAAAGATGCTGATGCTAAACGAGTTGCGAAGGAACGGTCAGAAGCAGTCTATAACAACACTGTTCAAGCCGTGACACAAGCGGAAACCCAAGAGGAAGCCCTGAGACTCCTTGATAACTCTGGGATTCCGTTGGCGAAACAAAATGCTCTGCGCCGGAGCATCAATGCTAAATTTAAAGCTATCAATCAAGGTAACCTTAGTGTTGAAGACCAGTTCTACCTCAAGTATGAAAAAGGTAAACTGTGGACTGACATGGCGACCCTGAAAGAATATGAACGTCAAATGGAAAATGAAGGCACAGCGATTGACGATAAATTCCAAGACAAAGCCAATGCAGCCGCTCGCCGTATGAATGACTATTGGAAACATTGCATCCCTGGCTACGGTAAGTCTGAGTCTAAAAAATCGGAAGCTACTGAGTCTCCTGTTGATAATTCCACTGAGTCTCCTGTAGACAATTCCGCTGATGCTCTTATGGATGAAATAAAAACAAAAGCACTTCCTCAGCTGTTTGAGGCCGGTTTGTCAAAAAGCGAAATTGAGGAACGTTTGATGCTAATAGCCCCCCAGTACGGTCTAGATGCGGCGACCCTACTGGATGACCCCGAGATACTACTGCTGTTGAATATGGGAGGTAAGAACGCAAAGTGAGTATTACGGATGACTTACTAAATTTTAAAATAAAGAAGTCTGTTGAAGAAAAGGCTCTTGAAGAAATACAAACGAAACGACACAATGCTTTTGCTGACCTTGGGGATGCCCTGTTCGACTATGCTAAGGGGGCTGTCCAAGGGCTCCAAGAAGTAAACCGAGCTGGTGACCATGTTGCCACTACAGACCCTTTAGCCCTCACTGGTCTTGATACTGCTAGAGTCGATACGTCTACTAGGCAGTCTCAGGAACAGCAGGAGGCTACTGATTGGTATAAAGCTGCAACCGATAATCTTGCAGATGAAACTGTTAAACCTGCTATCTTTACTGCTGCCATGCTTGGCAGTGGTACGGCTGCGGCAGCTATCGCTCCACTGATTGCTAAAGACACTGTTGAGCAGGCTAAAGAAAAAGGACTAGGAGAAGCCCTGCTGGAGTTTGGTAAGAACACTGCACCTATCTATGGTTCCTACCAGCAGACCCAAGAAGAAGGCTGGGATGAATATGTAAATGAGCATCCTCTACGAGCCGCTGGTCTCTTTTTGGTCGCTGAGTCACCTGTGATGATTCCTGCTGTCCACTCAGCCAAATACGCCCGAAAAAACTTCCTTGTTAATAAGGGTAAGAAAAGCGTTGTAGAAGCTGAAAAGATTGTTAAAGGTGAATTTGACTTACAGCATGGCAAAGCCAAGGTGAAACCTGAGGCTCCTGTGCAGAAACAGCCTACTATCTCTGAAGCTCTATTATCTACAGAAGAACCTGTGGTTACCCAGCGGTCGGCGTTCAAGCCGAAGAACATTCAGGAACGTATAGATCACACGGTGAACCCTGAGGTATCCAAACGTATCGACCAGATTGTCGATGAGGGCTTTAAGCAAGCCAAACAGCTCGAAGACACCCAGCCCTTCCGTGGTGCCTATGAGACCGAAGTAACACCCCTGCCTACCGAGTATCCCCATCCAGTGCGCATCCACCAGATTCTTGAGACAGCCAACAGTATTGTGCCTGTCCGTGTTGGTCGTATGCAAGCCGGAAAGAATACCCTTGGATACCATATGACTAAACAAGAAGGTGTCCGCATCCGCTCATTCCAAGAGTTCGACACTATTGCCCATGAAATAGGACATAATCTTGATAAGAAATTCAATATCCAAGGGCATGATGTAGAGTTAAAAACTGCTGCTGAAAGTGTCTGGAAAGATGGTCAATATAAGGACTTTGAGCTGCGTGGCGAAGGTATCGCTGAGTTTACAGCGGAATATGTTATGAACCCTGAGGTAGCCCAGAAGAACTTTCCGGGATACTTTGAGGACTTCACAAGTAAACTTGCAGAAGACCCGAAACTCCAGAAGAAGATAGACACTCTCAGTAATCAGATTCGCAAGTGGTATACACAGAGCGAGGAAGCCCGTGTAAGGGGTGCTATTGTTGTTGAGGGAGACATTAAGACTCCAATGAAACAACAGGTAATCAAAGGAATTGATAAAGTTAAGAATGCTTTAGTTGACGATACTACCTTCTTTAGAGAAGCTATCAAGGACTTTGAAACTTTTACTGGGAACAAAATTGATTTCAAAGAAAACCCTGCTGATATAGCCTTAGCTATCAAAAGCACTATCCCAGCTCGTTCCCAGATGCTCTTAGGACTTTCTAAGTTGGACAGTAAATATGTAATGGGTGCTTTAGAGGAAGTTTACAATATTCCTTTAAATAAAGTTACCTTTGCTGATGTCTACGCACCTCTGGAAGCCTTGGCTAAATCTGGAAAAAACAAAGAGTATCTAAGCAAACATGGCTTCAAAGATTGGCATGATGCTTTTACTAGCTATATGTCAGCTCTCCATACTCTTGAAGTTATCAACTTGAAAAACGCTGAGAAAGTTGCAGCACTCACAGAACAGCTCACAGACTTCCAGAAGAAGTTGACAAACATCGACCCGGTTCTGGATGGCAAAGTTGTCAGCCAGCTTGAAAAGGCTATACTCCAGACAGAGAAAGCCATTGCTGCTATTGAAGAAGGACGAGCAGATTATGTTACCCCTATCAAAAAATCAGATGCAGCAGCGACCATTAAGAACGCCCCCGGTGATCTAAAGGTAGCCGCAAAGAAGCTCCAGCTTTTCAATGAGAACATCCTTGACCTTTCTGTCGAGTTTGGTTTCCTGAAAAAAGAAATGGCTGCTGATTTCAAAGAGAAGTATCCGCACTATGTCCCGCTGTTCCGTGATTTTTCCTTAGAGAACGCTATGGACACCTCTTTTGGTAAACACCAGAACTTTGTTGATATTGATAAATTCTTCAAGGCTCTTAGCGAAGAAGGTAGCGAGCGGTCATTGAAAGACCCTATTGTCAGTATGCAGCAGTCAGTTATGCGCCTAATCAATAATGGTGAACGAAATAGAGTCGGTCAGGCTCTCGCTGCTCTCACCAAGAAAGATAAGAGTGCTTCTTTACTTATGGAAGTTAAAGGCAGCAGCCCCGCTGGTGCTAAAGGGGTCTTTACTGTTTGGGAAGATGGTAAACAAAAGGCATACCAAGCAATAGCTCCGGGTGTCTATGAGGCTGTTAAGGAAATGGACAGAGGCAGTGCATCTACAATGAGTAATGTTTTGGATAAGATAGGAACAAAAACAGCCACCACACTACGTATTGGTGCAACCTCTACTCCTGCCTTTACTGTATGGAACTTCCTGAGAGATAGTGTCTTTGCTTCCTTAGCCTCTGAAACTGGCTTAAAACCTATCTTTGGTACCCTTGAGGGTTTCTACAGTCGTGCTGATAAGGAGCTTATGGCTCGCTTTGAAGCTCAAGGTGTTCCCTTCTCTACCTACATTGGAAACGGCAGGGACATCACAAAGAGACTCCGAGGAGCTGCTGGGGATACCCCTTGGTATAAAGATAACCTTGCCTATAAAGTTGGGGACAAAACCATAAGCACTATGCTTGATTTTAACCAGATGGTAGAAGAAGCCCCTCGTCTTGCTGAGTTTAAACGTGCCTTAGAGCGGGGTTATTCTCCTGAAAAAGCAGGTGCTAAAGCCCGTGACCTCACCCTAAACTTTGCTAGAGCTGGGACAAAAGGTCGGCAGTTAAACCGTTGGACAGCATTCTTTAATGCTTCTATTCAAGGATATGATAAGTTTTGTCGAATGTTGTATGAAAAACCTATTGAAACAACTACATTCGGTATTGCTTACATTACACTCCCTACTCTTGCTCTTTGGAGTCAGAACCATGACAAAGATTGGTACCGTGATATGCCTTTTGACGACAAAATGAAACATTGGTTCTTTGAGGTTGATGGTACTATCTTTAAGATTCCTAAACCAGAATTACCGGGATACCTCTTTGGTTCTGCTGTAGAGCGTGTTATGGATATGGCTTATGACCATGACCCACATGCTGTAGAAAAAAGTACACTTGGTGCCTTCCTCCTTGGTAGTCTTATACCTAATCCTATGCCTACTGCCTTTATTCCTTGGATTGAATGGATGACTAACTATAACCTATATCGAGGAAAACCTATTGTTAGTAACCGGGATATGAAAAAGGAAACTGCTGACCAATACACTATCTACACCTCTGAGGTAGCAAAAGGTATTGGTAAAATTATTGATGAAAGTCCTGCTAAAATCGACAACTCAATTAAAGCTGTAACTGGCTCTATGGGTATATTTTTCCTCAGTGCTTATGATGCGTTCGCTAAAGAAAACGCCACACCTGATAAGAAACTTACTGACCTCACTCGGTTTACCTTTACAGAAGGTAGTCGAACCCGCAGTGCAGAGGTGTTCTATGATGGTCTGGATGCTCTTGAAAAACAGTACAACAGCAGCTCTAAGAAAAATAAGACAAGAAACCACAAAGGTATGCTGAGTGCTAAGAAACAAATTGATGCTCACCGTAAGACCTACAATGGTATCTTGAACGATGAGAAGCTGGATGGTGCTACAAAACGCACGAAGTTGGATGAAATCAACAAGAAAATTAATGCTATTCAACGTAAGGCTAACCAAAGTTACCTTAATTATAAATACATTCAAAACCCTCAGAAATAAAGGGCTACCTTCGGGTAGCCTTTTGGATTTCTTAAAGAAAGGAAATGATACACCATATTAAAAACATCTATTACCTACGAAGGTACAGGTACTCAGGCTGTCTTTGACATACCTTTTGATTACCTTAAAGGCTCCTTTGTAATAGCCACTGTAGACGACACAACCCTTGATTATGTGGTCGCTAATCGTCAAGTCACGTTCTCTCCGGCACCTGCCACTGGGTCTCTTATAGTTATCCAAAGGCAAACCTCAACGGAACGCTTAATATCTTGGCAGGATGCCAGTGTCCTTAAGGCTTCTGATATGACCCTAGCACAAGTACAGCAGTTACATATTTTAGAGGAACAGCAAGACTGGATAAAAACTAACAGTATGGTAACTGATGACGAGAACCGCTGGAACGCACTGAATCACCGTATTATCAACGTAAGCGACCCTATAAATGACCAGGATGCAGCCACCAAGAACTACGTCGAAAACCTCGGCAACTCCTTTAAGACCCTTTTGGATACCACGACAACTCACGATATCCAGAGGCTCGAAAGCAAGACCCAAGAAGGACTTGCAGCTCTCGACCGGCAAACCACACTGGACTTAGAGACGCTCAAAGCTCTCTCCGAGGAAATGAAAGAGATTGCAAAGGATGTCAATGTATTTATACCAAGTGTAACTGAAAATATTATTTCTTGGACAAATAAAGCTGGACTTCCTAATCCTGACCCAGTGAACATTAAAGGTGAACAAGGGAGTCCCGGTAAAGATGGTGTTGACGGCATCAATGGCAAAGACGGAACAGCAGCCACAATTACTATCGGAACCGTAACAACAGGAGAGCCGGGCAGTAATGCAAGTGTAACCAATGTCGGAACAGATACAGCGGCCATACTTGATATATCAATCCCCAGAGGTGATAAAGGCGCAGATGGTGCAGGTGCAGGTGATGTAATAACTGCTGCCGATAACACTTTCACAGCTACAAATACCTTTTATGGAGTTTTAAAAACAAAATCTGACATGCAGGCAGTCGGCTCATTACCGACAGTCTTACAACGAGGGGACTCAAATATTCAGACCTATACCCTTAAAAACGGTTTGAGCCGAAGTGTAGTATTTAGAGACACTGGCGATATGACTGGATATGCCAAAACGTTTATTATTTCTGTTGCTCGGTCAGGCGGAACTGGAACATTCAGCATTGGTTCTAACAATGGCATTGGAGCTAATACTCCTACAGTTTACATGGTGGATGGTGCCTTGCCTGATATTGTTGATGGCGAAGTATTGAAAATAGCCATGGAAGTTAATGAGCCTGCAAATGCTATCTTTATCTATATCCTCGGAAAGGTGGCATTGTAACATGGGCTTGTCAAGCAAATTGATATTAGCGTCAAAGAAAGCAGGAACGCTTATAAACTGGCAGGGAAACGCAAGCCTTGCTTTGACATATGCAGGAATAGACGCATATGTATACAGTTATACCCGTGCTTATCAAGATGAAGGAGAGGGGAGCTTGTCTCCTTTACTGCAAACAGTTAAAAACGATACCCAAATTTATAATTTAACTCTTGCAGTCGATCCTAATAGCATAATGTTATTTGAGGCAGCATTGTACTTTTATAATCTTCCGGAGCCTGCCCCGCCTGCTTCCAAAAGGTTTACTGGGCTGTCAAGGCTTATTGTTCACTCTACGACAGGAGGAAGTCCATTTGTCATAGATAATATGGACAGTCTTTTTGATCCTAACAGTAATTCTTATAACATTTTCAGTGATGATTTAGCTAATTGGGGCTATACAAATCTAACAGCAGCAGCGACTTTAGATTTTACTTTTGAATTGGAGTGGTACGAATGATACAGAAGGTTATTAAATATAAGCACGAAGGTAATACGTATGACAGCTTTTCGCAGCTAAAGCAGGCATACCCATATATCAGCTTTCCTATAGGGGCAGGCGATGATGTTCTGTTGGCTTTAGGTATTGAAAAGGTGGAAGCATACCCACCTTTGGAACGCTGTAAGGAACTGCTAATCAATGCCGCTAAAATGCACAGAAATACCGCAGAGGTCGCCCCTGTTGAATACAAGGGTAATACCTATGACTTCGATACTGATAGCCGTGACAGGCTGGATATTGCGCTAAAAGCTTTATCGGTACAGGGTGAAGATGCAACAATCGGCTGGGGCATGGCAGACAACACAAAGTCTGTAATTAATGCGGCTGATATTATGGGCGTATTTGTAACAAGCGCAGTCAGAAGCAATGCACTGCATGAGCAGTACCGGTCGATCAAAGAAAAAATCGAAGCTGCTAAAAGTGTGGAAGAGCTGAATAAAATCAGTTTAGGAGAAACAATTGAATAACGACAACCTTCAAGACGAAGTACTGAAAATAGCACCTCCGGTCGGAGTATCCACACTCTCCGTACTTGGGGTGCCTTTATCTGATATGGTCTATATAGCGACCATTTTATACATCTTGGTACAGATCATATGTACCATCTATAAAACAATTAAAACAACAAAAAAGGAGTGATTACTTGAAACTATCCGAACACTTTGACTCGTCTGAATTTGCTTGTAAATGCGGATGTGGTGGGATGAATAAGGGCGCAGGTGTAAATCCTCGCTTGGTTCAAGTCTTGGAAGCCATGCGCCAGATGTGTGGCTGTCCTCTGGAACTCTCCTGTGCTTATCGCTGTCCTACCCATAATGCAAAAGTAGGTGGTGTCTGGAACTCCCAGCACGTCTACGGCGAAGCTGCTGATGTCCAAACGCCTCCCGGCTATACTCCTTCGGAACTCTATGCAATCGCAGAGAGAGCTGGCGCAGATGGCATTGGTATTTACGAGTGGGGAGTCCATGTGGATGTCAGGGGGTATGCTGCCAGATGGTAAAATACGACTCTAAGAAACTTGACCAATTAGCAGAGCTGGAATTAGAGGCTCTATTGGCTGGTCTTGAAGATGAAGAAATGAAACGCAGCCCTGCGTTCCTTGAGAAAGTCCGTAAGTTCCTAAAGGATAACCGACTGGAAACGACCCCAGACAACCCAAAGCTCCCTCAGCTCCAAAAGATTACTGAGGAGCTTCCTATATTTGAGAATGAGGTGACTGTAAATTAATTGGACACCTGAACAAATAGCCCGTGCAAAGGAGGACTTTCGAGTCTTCCTTTTCATTGTCTGGAAAATGATAGGGTTACCTGACCCTACTCCTATTCAATACGATATGGCGTTCACCATGCAGAACCCTTCCAGTGACCGTATTATCATTGAGGGGTTCCGTGGTGTCGCTAAATCTTTTATAGCCTGCGCCTACGCTGTATGGAGGCTCTGGCGTGGCCATTATTGATATTCGTTACTGGCATCTGCTTCTAAAGATAGATCAGATGCTAACGCCGTCTTTATCAAAAGAATTATTCAGGTATTACCTTTTCTTGAAGAACTGCTCCCTCGCAGGGGTCAGAGGGATACCCAGAACCTTTTTGATGTCGGATTAGCAACCCCTGATATTTCCCCTAGTGTTAAGTCCGTTGGTATCACAGGTCAGATTACGGGTACCCGTGCCGACCTACTGATAGCTGATGACGTGGAGGTTCCAAACAACTCCGGGACACAGATGCAGAGGGATAAGCTCTCTGAGTCTGTTAAAGAGTTTGATGCTATCTTGAAACCGGGTGGACAGATAATCTATCTTGGTACTCCTCAAAATGAAATGTCGCTATATAACGAGCTTCAAAAGCGTGGCTATGATGTCATTATTTATCCGGTAGTTTACCCTGAGACCTCTAAGGAACGTGAAGAATATGGTGCTAACTTAGCTGGCTGTATCGCTCAGTTATACGACTCCAATCCTGAGGCTTACGCTGGCTATCCGACTGACCCAGCCCGCTTCAACGAAGAAGAAATTGCTAAGAGACGTTTGTCTTATGGCAAGGCTGGCTTTGCTCTCCAGTTCAAACTCAACACGAACCTCTCAGATGCCGAGAAGTACCCTCTCAAGGTATCAGACTTTATTGTCGCCGACCTTGACCTTGAGGAAGCATCCTTGCAATGGTCGTGGGCTTCTGGAAGCTCTCAGAGGCTCCCTGACGTTCCTTGTGTTGCCCTCAAGGGTGATTACTTCTATTCGCCTTTACTCCGCTCACAGGAGGTCTCTAAGTACACAGGGACGGTCATGGCGATCGACCCCAGTGGTAGAGGCAAAGATGAAACTGCCTACGCTATTGTTAAGTTCTTAAACGGCTATTTGTTTCTTATGGAAGTCGGTGGGTACCGTGAAGGTTACACTGATGCTACTCTGAAAGCCTTAGCCACTAAAGCTAAGTTCTATGGAGTCAATGAAATAGTTGTCGAAGCTAACTTTGGTGATGGTATGTTCGTTCAGCTCCTAAAACCTGTGCTTAATGCTATCCACCCTTGTTCTGTTGAGGAAGTCAAGAACAGTAAGCAAAAAGAACTTCGTATTATCGACACTCTTGAGCCTATAATGATGCGACATAAGCTGATTGTGAATACCTCAGTTATCCGTGAAGATTACCGGGTGTACGAGAAAGACCCCGCTTATTCTCTCATTTACCAGCTCACTCGTATCTCCAGAGACCGTGGAGCCTTGGCACATGATGACCGCTTAGATGCTGTCACTATGGCTGTAGCCCATTGGTTGGAGGTATTGGATAGGGATGCTCAGGTAGGCATGGAGGAGTTGCTCGAAGAAGAACTTGAAAAGTGGTTAGACCCTGATAGAGGCATAGGTTACATTGAAGAAGCTCCTGTTACAATAAAGAAGAATAGTAATAGGAATTATGATGATTTGAATTTACTAAATAATTTCTTTGGCTAATTCTAATTGTCACACATATAACCATAACGCTATTGTCACATATAAGTGAAGAAGGGTTCCAAAGGTTATATAATGGTTACCTCTGGGTTCTCTCGTGGTAATGGACACGAGTATTCCAGAGGTAACCATTACGACTCCTCGGTTCTCCTAAGGGTAGTAGTTACTTCCTTCCTCCTGAGTAACTACTACCTCTTTTCTTATCTAAGACTGGCAAAGGAGGCTACCTACTATTATTAACCTAAAAATAACACTCATAAGATTACTTATTACCATAATAGCCACAGTATTCTTCGTGTGGCTCATTGATACGTTAGCTTTGCTAACTACCTGCACGACCAACAAACCTAACTACGATGCAATCATAGGGCTTCTAAAGGTAGTCCAAATGATGCTCTCTGCAATACTTGGTTTCAACTAAGGTCAGAAATACTGACAAGGAGGATTACTCGTGAATAAAAACCTACAGCTCATAGTGTCGTTGACCCTTGGGATTCTCTTAGGTTCCTTTGGATTCTATTGGTTCTCCAAACAGACACCCACTGCTGTTGCGACACCCGCTGCTACCAATAAACAGCTATCGACAACTACCAGTCTCTCAGTAACCCCTAAGGATTCCCCAGAGGCTCCCGACTTGGCTGTCAATCAGAAGTATGTCGCTACCATCAATAACAAGAAAGTAGAGGTACCGATCACCAATGTTCAAGCTCAAGGAAATACTACCTCTGCTTCTCCAACTTCTGCTACTCCTTACACTGCTACTGTGCAGCAGGAAGTAGACATCACCCCTCTGGTCAACCTCATGGTTCCCCGATGGGAGCTTGGTGTCGGCTTAGGGAGACATGAAAGTGACACCTATATCCCGGTGTCCATGCAGAGGAACTATACCTACAACAAAGCAGTTCAACTGGAGCTGCATATAGACCCAAGTGACCAAAAGGTTACTGGTGTCGAACTACAACATAAATGGAGATTTTAAGGGCATAAAAAGAAGGTATGACGTGATGGTTACTTGGAAATAACTACGCCATACCTTGTAGTCTTAGCTCTTAAAGAGACGTTTAGCTATTACATTAGCAATAACGTTCACGGCAATAGGCAAGACCACAGAGCCTATCACAAAGGAAATTACTTCCTTCAAAATTAGCATCACTCTTTCCTTGTGTTATTTCCGAGACCATTCTTGGAAATCGGATGCTGTCGTTAATTATATCTAAACGTTTCTCCAAAGTCAAAACTTCAATAGGAGATTTTAAGAATGACGAACCTACCAATCGACTACTACACAGCCGCCGAGGTAGCCACAATGCTACGACAAACAAAGAGAGACAAGATTTATACTATGTGTCGCTCTGGGGAGCTTAAGGCTTTCCTGTTTGGTCGCACATGGCTCATCGAAAAGGAATATTTTGATAAATGGAGAAAAGCCCAGATACCATCTTAGCCACTGAGTTAGATTAATCTAACCTCTAATACCCTCTCAATAGTGACCAAGATAGTGACCTGAGCTTTCAAGAAGCGCATAAACACTGGGTTTCTACCACTTATTAAATTATCACTATATTATACCAAAAACAGGCAAGCTTGCACAACTATATGTAAATATTAAAATTACGAAAAACATTTTATATTTATATTACAATAAAAAAGTACCATATCTATTGTAGTTATGGTACAAATCAAATCTCTATTTAC